TTTTTTGTATGCTTCGGTTTGCAATGATAACCACCTTTTCCGTCATCTTCATATTCGCCTTCTTTTCCGTCTGGCATTTTGCATTTTTCTCCTTTTTTGTGTTTTGCTTTCTCAAGATCTTCATCTTTAATTTCCAAATGCTTCTGGACGTCTGCAAGAATCTTGAAAACCTGCCCCAACGATGCTTTTACATCGAATTCTGAATCTTCAAGCTGAATAATCTCTCTTCCTTCAAATTCATCACTGAGTGCAACGAATTCACCCATTCCTTTGAGATAGGGTTCAGCAACTAATGCGGCATGCAATAATACTGGACCAATGTATTCTTTTGTTTTCTTTACGAGATAGTTAGGATCAAAACTAGCAGAAATTGCTGTAATCAATCCTTTCTTGATTTTTTCGAGAATTGAATCATCTTTGATTTCAATAATCGCATCCAAACCATCTTCAGTTTTGATAAGATCGACAACTCTTCCAGTATTCTTAGAAGGATCGCTGGTGTGTGTCAACGGCACAGGTACTGAATCTAGAATGCCTGCTTTGAAATTTTTAATCATCTCATCAATTTTCGCATCTGTAATTTCAAGCTCGCCATTATCAGCGGCCCAATGATACCATTTGCCTTTCTTAAGAATTTGTTTTCTGAATGTATTTTTTTCAGAAAGTTCTACTGCTGTTGAATCTTGTGTGTTTAATTGAAATACAGGTCTTGCTTCAGCAGTTTCAGCAAAATTGTATTCGGTTATTTTTTTCGTCATTGTGTTATTTTTGTTTGTTGTTTTAAAAAACTCAAGCACGTTATCGACTACGGCTTTATCTTCTCCCGTCAAACGTCCTGCTAACAATTGAAGATCTGCAATAAGACTTTTTTCAGTATCTGCTTCTTGCATTTTTGTTAAAAAGAGCTGTTTGACTATCGAAGAACTTATCGTTTTTGCTTCAGCATTCGCTGGAACTGAAACGATCGAGACTTCAAACAATTTTATTTGTGTTATTTGTAATATTGATCGACCAGCGTCATCTGCTACTGTTTGCGTCCAATCCATTGCTCGTCCCCGAATGGATAATTTACTCAATGTCCCATCTTTTACTTTTTCTATCAAATCTGATTCTGTCTTCGAAATAATAATCTTTACTAAAAGACCTTTATTATCAATTTTCGTTTCTGTCACGCGACCAATCGGTTTGTCTGTGTTGTGATTGAAAAGAACAGTATTATATGTAAGTAGATCGTCTTTTGCACCTTCGAGAGCTTGTCGAGTGATTTGACACTCATCTGAATCAACATCATATGTCGAAGCATATGCCCAAATAGCAAAATCTCCAGTTTGTTCAGGTGCTATTGTTTTGATAATCTCAGGTTCAAATGTAAATCCAAAGTCTCGCATATATGTATCTATTATAATTATTATTTGTTAATTTGTTAAATCGTATCTAATTTATCCCATTGGTGATGTAAAAATTTACGTAAAATCAATTCATTCGCAACTATTTTGTGTGCAACTACTGTTTTTGCGAATGAATCTGCAGTCTGATTTCGATGTAAAGCCATATGCGTTCGATACAAAAAGTCTGGTCGCATCTGTTTTACTATTTCTGCAGATATTTCATCAGCTGTTAGATAATCCTTTCCGTTTTCTTCGAGAGCTAGCTGCTTCTTAGTAGATGCTCCTTCAAAAGAACCTTTGTGAGATGCACAATGATTTTTTGCCCGTTCAGCAGTCCAATTTGTTTTTGCATAACGATATGCTTGCACTGCAGACGCATTTGTAGCTTTTAGAACACCCGTTATAAGAGTTAATCCTTTCGTTTTTGTATGCAATGTTCGAAAAGAATCTTTTTTAAAAAGACCCGGAGATTTAATTCGACACGAATGCTGGTTTGGATATGGCATAAATAAATTATACTACTACGTTGTTTAATTGTAAAAATCGTTTATTCGCATAATCTCTGCCTAACGCTTCAAAATGATCTAGAAAGTTAGGTTCGTTTTTTAGAACTTCAGCAGAAAGAGCAATCTCTTTTTTGATTTTATTGTCTGTCGGGGGTGCTGGTAATTTTTTCGAATCAGCGATAAGCTTCTTTCCATTTTCAAATGCTTTAATTGCTTGCAATTGTGGATTTTCTTTTTCTGACAAATCAAATCCTAATTTTTCAGCAGCTTCTTTTGATAGTTTGTCAATAAATTCCTGGGGAACTAACGTCGGATCTTTCGTCAACAATTTCTCAAAGAGACCTAACAGGAATGATTGGATCGAATTATTCAATGGCATCAATTTAATTCGTGGATAACTCGCGTTGCTTCCAAAATTCCATTCAATCAACGGTGCTACTGCCCATTGATTCAATGTATCTTCCATTGATTTCATAATACTGTGTAACATTTGTACTATAAACTCTCCTTGCATCTCGTAACCTTTCCCATATGTGTACCCGTATGTTGATTTAGTACCCATTTGAATTGCTTGAGACAGTGCTGAAAGCGTCATTTGAGAATCATGGTGCTCGATTAATGGAAGCACGTCGTAGCCCGAGCTCGCGCGATTGATTTCCAATTCAAATCCCGGAGGAAGAGTAATTCTCGAGTTAATACCTATTGTGTCAACAACTTCTTCAGCAGCGTTGACATCTGCTTCACCAGTCGGCTTGCTAAGTTTTAGAATCTTAAGACCCACTGCATCAATTTCAGCTTTCTTATGAGCTAGATAATAGAGTTTGTGTTTTTTATCATAATGATAATATGCTGTCTTTAGAATGCTTTCTCCATATAATGGATGTCGTTCTCTCTGAAAAGTAAAAAGAACACATTTCTCTGGAGGAATAATTATGTCAACATATCGTCCCCCGAAATATGCTCGTTGTCTTGCTCCCATGAAACCACCATACTGATCCGAACGAAGATCAATAGTGTTGGAATCACGAGGTGCTAACTTTCTCCAGCCGATAAGACCTTTGTATTTTCCATTTTGAATTATCTGCGGCACTTTTTCATATAATCGAAAGCCTTCAAAAATTGCTCGTGTCATATCTGCAATAAGAAAAGGCAAGGAAGTTGTCATACCTCCTGCTTGTAAAGAGCCTAAAAAGACTGTTTCAATAAATTCTCTTTCGCCTTTGTCATTTGCACTCGCAATAACTTTTATCGGTGTGCTTTGAATTGGCATTGAAAAAAGACGAGTAATCGCTTTGACTGTCCCGTCATTGTCTTGCATCGCTAAATAATGGTCTATTGTTCGCTTGTCGGGATTCTCTTCAGTTTCATATGTGCCGACAGTCGAAGTAGTTCGAACACCTAACTCTTCCATGAGCTGAGCAACTGGAACTATATTTTTTCTATTCTTTTTTGCTTTTTCTACTGAGAGCCATTTACCTTTTGTGATAAGTGAAAGTATTCCCATTTGTTTACTAAAATTTTATTTTGAAAGCTAATAACACTATTAGATTAATCATAATTCATTTATAATAACTCGTATACTCTGATAAATTAAAAGAGCACTCATGCTTCGAGTGCTCTTCTGTTGCAGCATCTATATAAATAGATACTTTGCTCTTACGTGGGATTGGGCCATGTGTCTTCATGCCATTTTTCATCTTTTGCTCGCTGTTCAACAGACGTCGACTTCTCGTGAAACTTTCGGACCATGTCTTCAGCTGAAAACCGATTGACGATTGATAGATTAAAAAGGTATTTCAAACAATCTATCAACTCTTCTAACAAATGCTCTCTTTCTTGTTCCGTGAGAGTCGGTCTTGTTTGTTTTAATTTTGCTGCATTATAAATTTCACAAACTTCAACTTGCAAACGCAGCACATACTCTTTTGTCAATGGCTCATATTCCCTCAAACCCAGTATGTCATTAATAAAATGCTTCTGTCTTCGATACATTGCTGCAAATTCGTTATTCATGCGCAATCTCCCATAAAAAAGTTAATAAAGAACTATCACTAAAATATATTATACCATACTTTTCTATAAATGTACAATGCTATTTGTCAGTGCGAAATCGAAGAAAAACAGGAAATCTGAGCGAATCGTCTTTTGTCTTCTCTTGAAATTTGATTTCAATTGTCTGTCCCAACAAGTCATTTCTCTTTTCCCAGAATTCTTTTCTTTCAGAATCTGTTAGACCCGAACCTACTCGAACCTCACCGCCATTAGATAATTCACAAATAAATGCACCCAATTGGTTTTGATATTTCCCCGAGCCCTCTTCAAAATCGATAATTTTTAAATCTTCGGTTTCCTCGGGCTTAAGTTTCATCCAATTGTAACTTCGTTTGTATTCATACAGACCGTCTAATGATTTAACAATGACGCCTTCGAATCCAGCATGCAATTGAGCTTCATAAAATGTCATTAATTCTTGCATATTCTGTACAATTCGTCCTGATACTATTTTCAAATGACTTAATTTTTTTCTCGAAATAGAAGCTTGTATATTTTGTAGAGTATGAAGTCTCCCTTCGAATGAAGCATCTGGAAATTGCAAATCAAAAATGTTATATACTGCGTCTTTTGCTAAATCAATCCCATCTTCTTTTCGAGAAATCGTTCTCATCAAATCTTGAAAGTGTCCCATTGTTATTTCACCGTCAAGTTTCCAACCTTCCATCACATTCAACTGTTTTAATTCTTCTGCGATAAAAGGATAGTTTTTGAATGCTTTTCCATTTCGAGAAACTAATGAAACAGCATGACTGCCCGAAATAACATCTCCAACTGTCGCAATGCAACGAATTCCGTCTAATTTGCTATCAGCATAGACTGGAAAAGATACTCGTTTTTCATCAAATTTCATTGCTCCCATGCAAATCGCTTCGGGCAACAAACCTGGATAAACTTTGTTAATGATTCCCATGCTGACTCCGATTCGCAAATCTTTTTTGAGAATGTTTAAAATTATTTCAGACCACTCCCGAGGAGAATTATTTAAAAATTTAAAAATTGTATCTCTAGCTGCGTTGCCAGTTAATTTTCGATTTTTTAAATCTGCGAGCAATGCTGACAATTTCGAAAACCAAGCAGCATCGACTGCTTTTTCGTAGCTGTTCAAATTCGTCAAATCAATTTTGACAGTGCCGAATGTAATAAACACATCGTAAGCCTGTTTGAAAATGAAAGCAATCTCGTCTAATTTATTTTCAGCGAGAATTTTCTTCTTCTCATTCGAAGAAGAAGTTTTAGCGAGCTGCGCAAAGATTTGAGGTATTTGTTGAAGTGCCGTCATAGATAGCTTTTTTAAAAATTTGTTGAATGCGTTGATTAGTCATTCTCGGTCGCACTGATTTTGCAATTTCTTGAAACGTTTTATTCTGTTTGCAACGCAAATCTACAATTCGCTGCACTTTTTTCAGTCTCGCGATTTTTCGTCGTCGCACACTTTGCTCGCGCATGCGTCGTTCCTTTTCTTCTAATTGCACTTCAGGGTGCGTCTTCAAATATAATTTTCTTCTTTTTTCCTTCGTTAAGGCTAAGTTAATCATATGCATATTATACCATACTATTCACGTAATGTAAAGGCCTCTTTCTCTCGCGAAGAAAATTTTTCATTTTTTAAAAAATGTTCTTTGCGCACAATTTTATAATCCTTCCCAACTCGGATCCTTGCTCTGCTCGATTGCTTGCAATGTTTCAAATTCGTGCATCTTGTTCGTAATTTCCGTAAACACAGCAAACTGTTCGTCATACAATCGATAGCTTTTCTCTTGCGCTTTCTTCAATTCGAAATTCAAATTTAGCAAAAGCTTCTGGAGCTTGTTGATGAATTCTCTCGAATCTAATTTCAACTCTTCGAAATACGTAAACAGACTCATCTCGGGAGTTTCAAGAAAATCTAATTTGACTTGTAAATCCTCGGCAGTCTGCAACGTCTTTGAAAAACTCTGAATCTCGGGAATCGTCTTAAATGTTCCCATTACAATCTTGTCAATCATCTTCTCCTCGATTTCTTCTCGCGAAAATTTTTCAGACAACGCTAAATAACTCTTCACAATTCTCACAAGATACGTCAAATATGAAAATTGAATGTTGTGCTTCGCAACTAATGCACATGCTGCATCAGATAATTCAGTAATCGACAAATACGCATGCACTTTCGGCAAATGCAAATTTAACTTTTCGGCTATCTCCTGTAAAGTCTGCTTACTCGTCTGCTTGTAATCGTAAATTGCTTTCGCTTTATCGATGTCATTCCAGTTTGCGTGCTGCTCTTGCACATTGAAACGAATCTGCGTTCGTCGTTCAAAACTTAACGGACCCGTTTCAACTATTGCAGGAATAGTTGTCAATTTTGCTGCAACACTTGCTCGATATCTTCGTTCACCGTCTAATATTAAAAATTTATCACCATCATAATTGCTTTCAACTATCAACGGAACTCGCACACCCTCCTTTTGAATAGAACTCATCAAATCTTCCATTTGCTCGACAATAAACAACTTTCTCGGTTGATTAGGGTCAGGAATAATCTGTTTTATCGGTATCATTACTATTTTCGACATAGATTTTAAAAATTAACTATTAATGATTACATTATACTCTATCAGTGCACAAAAGTAAATATGTGGATATGTTGTTATAGATTATTTATTTAAAAAATAATAAAAAA